AGACGACCGGCGCCACTGCATCATCTGGACGCCGCCGAAGAAGCCGAAGGAGTTCTACGCCGAGCTGCTGCGCGAGATCGAGACCGGCGGCGTTGAGGCGCTGCACGAGCACCTCTTGCACCTGGACCTCGGCGACTTCAACCCCGGCACCCTCCCGCCCGACACCGAAGCCAAGCGCGAGCTGATCGACCTGGCGCAGGACAGCCCGGTGGAATTCATCGACGCGGTCTTCCGGGTGGACTTCCCTCAGCTCATCGCCGACGGCGCGGTGCTGGCCGGGCTGACGCAGGACTGGTTCGAGGTCTACCGCCACTGGTGCGGCCAGGTGGGGGTCAAGCCCGCGTCGCTGAAGCGGTTCGTCAACGCGATCGAGAAGAAGCGGGGCATACGCGCAGATCGCAAGCGCTACCTCGTCGAGGCGGAATTCGAGATGCCAGAGAAGGTGGGGCCGCACAGCGTGCTCACCTTCGGGGCCCAACCTCCCGAAGGCGCCGACGAAGCCGTCTGGCTCGGGCGCCAGGTGTCCGCGCTCAAGCTGCGCCTGGGCGCGCTGAAGGGGTCGCGATGACCTGCCACGTGCCTGTGCGGCCACCGTCCCCGCACAGTGCGGGCACCTGTGCGGGCAGAAATGGCGCTATGACGCGCCTGTGCGGCCTGTGCGGGCAGATTGCGCGCCCGCGTACGCGAGGGGCGCTCCGCCAGTGCGCCCACCCGCGCCCGCGCATGCGCGCACACGGAACGTACGCCGCACACGCCGCACATGCCGCACAGGCCCGCGTGATCAGGCACTTGCGCGCTGCGCTGCCCGCACACGTGCCCGCACCGCCCGCGCCGATGCCGCACAGGCCGGGTCGCGGGCGCGCGCACGACCTTCTCGCTTCGACCCTCGAAAAGAAAATGGAAGGAGCCCGCCTCGATGGCTGAGCCACGGCATCTGCCCGACACCCTGGGGTACCGCGAGTTTGCGACGCTCATGGGATTCCGGCCCAGCTACGTCACCGAGCTCAAGGGCAAGGGCCACCTGGTGCTGACCGACGATGGCCGCCGCGTGCGCGTCGCCGAGAGCCGCCGGCTGTTGGCCGACCTGGCCGACCCAACGAAGTCCGGCGTCGCGGCCCGCCACGCGGCTGCGCGCGGCGCGGCGAGCCCATCCCCCTCCATCGCCCAGGAGGAGGTGCAGGGCGCCGCCGGCGGCGACGAGGAGGGCGGGGACCGCTCGCCCGTTCCCTACAGCGACCCGCTGGCCATCCGCCGTGCCCGCGCCCAGGCCGAGCGCGAGGAGGCCGCCCTGCGCAAGGCGCTGCGCGAGGAACAGCAGGAGCTCGGCGAGCTGCTGCAGCGCGAGGACGTGCTGGCGGTGATCGCGGATGCCATCACCACGCTGCGCACCGGGCTGGAGAACCTGCCGACCACCTTGTCGGCCTCGCTGGCCGCCGAGACCGCGGAAGAGCGCTGCCGCGTGATCCTGGCCAACGGCATCGAGCACGCGCTTGAGGAGCTGAGCCGCAAGTGCAGCGCCGTCGGAAAGCAACCCTGACCACAGACTGGCGCAATCCCGCGCCACCACACGGAGAACCGAAATGATCAATCTCAAGAAGCATCTCGAACTGCTGGGTTGCCGCGTGAAGGACCGCGTGACCGGCTTCACCGGCGTCGCGGCCAGCGTGACCTTCGATCTGTACGGCTGCATCCAGGCGATCGTCAATCCCGGAATGGGCAGTGACGGGAAGTTGCAGGAACCCCAATGGTTCGACGTCAACCGCCTCGAGGTGTTGGACGCCGAGCCCGTGATGGAACGCCCCCAGTTCGATTGGTCGCCGGCAGCGGTTTCAGCTGGTGCCAAGGGTTCTGGTGAACGGCCGTCCTACACGCCCCGCTGATCAGTTCCCGTGACCTACGCCGCCGCCCGCCCCCTGATCTTCCAGACCGTCGCGAAAGCCATCGCGCCGCGCAAGCCCATGCGCGTCAGCGAGTGGGCGGAGGCCAAGCGGATCCTGTCCACCAAGGGCAGCCAGAACGCGGCGCAGTGGCGCAACGAGACCAACCCGCTCCAGGTCGAGATCATGGACTGCTTCAGTGCGCGCAGCCCGGTGCGCGACGTGGTCGCGCGCCTGCCGATCCAGTTCGGCAAGAGCGAGATCGAGACCAACATCCTCGGCTACACCATGTGCGAGAACCCGATGCCGATCATCGTGGCGCTGCCGGCCGAGGTCTCCATGAACAAGTGGATCGACCAGAAGCTCAACCCGCTGATCGAGGAGACACCGGCCATCCAGGCGGTGCTGACCAGCATGTCCAGCCGCGAGGCGTCCAACCGGCGCACCTTCAAGGACTTCCACGGCGGCCAGCTGTACGTGGAGCACGCCGGCAACCCGGTGCGGCTGAAGTCCACCTCCGCCGGCATGGTGCTGGCCGACGAGTTCAGCAGCTTCGCATCGCTGCTCAAGTCCGGCGACGACCCGGCCGAGATGCTCGACGGTCGCACCTCCGCCTTCCCCTCGAAGTACAAGCGCCTGAAGGTGGGCACGCCCGAGATCGCCGGCCGCTGCCGCATCACCGAGCTGTACGACAAGTCCGACCAGCGCCGCTACCACGTGCCGTGCCCGGACTGTGGCCACGAGCAGCCGCTGGAATGGAGCGGCCTGCAGTGGACGCCCGACGGTATGCACGCCTGGTACGTCTGCCGCGAGTGCGGCGTGGTGATCGAAGAGCACCAGAAGACGGCGATGATCGCCCGCGGCCGCTGGGTCGCCGAGAACCCGGGCGCGCGGGTCCGCGGCTACCACGCCAACGCCCTCTACTACCCGATCGGCCTGGGCCCACGGTGGGTGGAGCTGGTGGCAATGTGGCGCGACGCCCAGGGCGACCCGGCGAAGCTCAAGACCTTCATCAACGACCGCCTGGCCGAGCCGTGGGAAGACCCATCCATGCGCGCGGTGAAGTTCAACATCATCGCCGACCGCGCCGAGCCGCTACCGCTCAAGCCGGTGCCCAACTGGGTGCTGGCCGTCACCGCAGGCATCGACACGCAGGACAACCGGCTGCCGGTGCAGATCGTCGGCTGGGGCAGGGGGATGACGTGCTGGCCGATCGACTACGTGGAGCTGCCCGGCGACCCAAACGAAGACGAGGTGTGGACGGCGCTCACCGCGCTGCTCAACGCCCCGATTGAGCGCGCCGACGGCGCCGTGCTGCGCGTCGACGCCGCACTGCAGGACATGCTGGGCCATCGCACCGAGGCAGTGAAGGCCTACGTGCGCCAGAAGCGTGTGCGCCGCCTGGTGGCCGGCTTCGGTGCCACCGCCAACAACGCCCCGTCCCTGGGCAAGGCCAAGCTGCACGACATCAACTACCGCGGCATGGTCGACAAGCGCGGGGTTCACGCCTACCCGGTGGGCACCGTGGCCATCAAGCACCACCTGTTCGCCATGGTCAGCACCGACGCCGACAAGCCGGCCGAGGAGCGCAAGGTGCGCTTCAGCGACGAGCTGAGCCGGGAGTACTTCGGCGGCCTGGTGTCGGAGACCTACGACCCCCGGAAGAACCGGTTCGAGAAGATCCGTGGCACCCCGCGCAACGAGCCGCTGGACACCTGGGTGTACGCCTACGCCGCCGCGCTGCACCCGGAGCTCCGCCTGCACCGGTGGACCAAGGCCAATTGGGACGTGCGAGAGGCGCAGGTGCTGGCCAGTATCCAGCGGCCTGCCGCCAATGATGATTCCCGTGAAACACCGGCGCCGGCGGCGCGGGCAGCCCCGCGCCCGCAGGATTCCCGTGGAACACGTCCGCGCCCGCGCGGCTTCGATGCAAAGGATGGGTGGTCGCTATGAGGCGCAAGCCACGTGAGACGGAACAGCAGCTGCGAGCGCGCATCTTCGACGCGCTGATCCGGGATATCGGCATCAGCGAGCGGATGGCGCAGCCGTTCGTGGATTCGGTGATGCGCTGCTTCGCTGGAGAGCAGCCGTACTTCCCGGCGCGCCCTCGCGAGTACCCGGTGATGCACATCAGGGCTGCCCTGGAGCGGGGCATCCCAGTCAAGCGGGTGCTGCAGGACTTCGAGCTCAGTCGCAGCCTGCTGCACAAGCTGTTCCCCGGCGGGCTGCCAAAGGGCGAAACGGCCGCCAATGACGACTGATTCCACGCTTTCAATGAAGATGGAGACAACGCGGTTTTTTTCTCCCGCGTAATCAGCTAGTTGCGTCGGCCACTGTCCACGGTTTTGTTTAGAACGTGGACAGCCAAAGCCCCACGCTGTTCGTATGGCAACAGCGCAGGAAATGGTCGAGTTCTACACGCAAGCCGAGCAGCGCGTGCTGCAGGGTCAGCGCGTGCGGCATGGCGATCGTGACCTGACCCTCGCCGACCTGGAGCAGATCCGCGCCGGCCGCCGTGAATGGCAGGCGCGCGTGGACGCCGAAGGGCGCCGCGGCCGCGCAGGCTGGGCCAACGCCGATTTCGGCGGGGTGACCTGATGGGCACCGCAGTCGTCGCCCGTGAGCGCCTAGGTTCGGTGCTGGCCGCCGACAAGCAGGTGAGGGTGGTCGAAGCCCGCGCCGCCGACGTCATCGCGGCGAAGGACGTGCGCATTCGCCAGCTGGACGAGCAGGTGCGGATCACCGCCCGCGCCCACGAAGTCACCCGCCCATCGCGCCACCGCAAGCTGGCGCGCGACTGGGGCAGCGGCAACGCCATCGTCGGCATGGACGCGCGCCAGCTGCGCGACCAGGCGCGCCACCTCGAGCGCGACCTCGACCTCGCCGACAACGCGCTCAACGTGCTGGTGCAGAACACCGTGGGCAGCGGCATCGACGTGCTGGCCGCGCCGCGCCTGCCGGGCCAGCCGATCAACCGCGCGCTCGCCGAGCAGATCGACGACCTGTGGGACAGCTGGTGGGACGCGCCCGAGGTCACCCGCCTGCACGACTACGGCGCCTGCCAGCAGCTGCTGGCCCGCACCTGGTTCCGCGATGGCGAGGCCTACTACCAGGACCTGCTGGGCCCGGTTGCCTTCCTCGAGCATGGCACCGACGTGCCCTACAGCATCGAGATGATCGAGCCGGACATGATCCCGCTCGACCTCACCGACCCCTCGCGCAACATCCTGCAGGGCGTGGAGCGCAACGCCTGGGGCCGGCCCATCGCCTTCCACGTCTACAAGCATCACCCGGGCGAAGGCCTGGGCTGGAATGCCGAGACCAAGCGCGTCGGCGCCGACGTACTGCACGGCATCCGCAACCTCAAGCGCCTGCACCAGGTGCGCGGCCTGTCGGTGTTCGCATCGTCCATGTCCCGCTTCGAGGACGTGAAGGACTACGAAGAGTCGGAGCGCATCGCGGCCAAGGTGGCCGCGTCGATGTGCGCCTTCATCAAGAAAGGCAACCCCGACCGCTACGGCGAGAACGGCGGCGGCCTGGTGGGCGAGATGACCATCGCGGAGCCCGGCGACCGCAGCCTGCGCATGGCGCCCGGCATCGTCTTCGACGACCTGTTGGCCGGCGAGGACATCGGCACCATCGCCAGCAACCGCCCCAATCCCAACGCCGCCACCTGGCGCAAGGAGCAGCTGCGCGCCGCTGCCGGCGGTATCGGCGTGAGCTACAGCAGCCTGTCGCTGGACTACAACGGCACCTATTCCGCGCAGCGCCAGGAGCTGGTGGAAAAGTGGGGCGGTTACCTGATCCTGGCCGAGCGTTTCATCGCCATGGCGGTGCGCAAGCAGCGCATGCGCTTCATCGAGGCGGCGCTGCTGGCTGGCAAGATCCGCGCCCCGCGCGGTTGGCAGCTCAAGCACATCGCGGCCAGCACCTACGTGCGCCCGGTGATGCCGTGGATCGACCCGCTGAAGGAAGCCTACGCACGCGGCGAGGCAGAGGATCGCGGCTGGACATCGCCGCAGCAGAACACCCTGCAGTACGGCAACAACCCCGAAGAGGTGGCGCGGCAGATCGAGGACTGGCGCGAGCGCGGCGCGGGCCCGCAGCCGCCGGCAAACGCCGAGGTCGATGCCTCCACCCGCGCCGGCATCCGCGCCACCGCCATCACCGCAATGCTGAGGAACTGACATGCGCAAGACCGTGCTCGCGCTCGCACTGGGCACCATCCAGGCCGATGCCGGCAATGGCACCTCCAGCGGCTACTTCAAGGTGGTCGCAGCGTCCGACGATGTGGCCGAGGTCTACGTGTACGGCGCCATCGGCCCGTCGATCTTCCTCGACTCCGTCTCTGCCCGCCAGCTGGCGAAGGACATCGCGGCCATCTCCGCGAAGACCATCCACGTGCGCATCAACAGCGAGGGCGGCGTGGTGCCCGATGGCATCGCCATCTACAACGCGCTCAAGTCGCACTCCGCGCGCAAGGTGGGCTTCGTGGACGGGCAGGCGGCGTCAATCGCGTCGCTGGTGCTAATGGCCTGCGATGACGCGGTTGTCTATCCGACGTCGCTGGTCATGGTGCACGCGCCGGCCACGTTCGCCATGGGCAACGCCGCCGACTTCCGCGAGTTCGCCGAAACGCTCGAGACCCACGCCCGTGCCATGGCCGAGGCCTACGTGGCCAAGACCGGCAAGGACGCGGAGATCCAGAAGCTGCTGAGCGACGGCCGCGACCACTGGTACACCGGCGCCGAGGCCGTCGACTTCGGATTCGCCGACCGGCTGGAAGAGGCTTCGCCGCGGGCCGTGGCTGCCGAGGCCGCCAGCGTCGTCGCCATGACCAGCTACCTGGCCGCAGTGGAGCGGGCGCCGGCGCCCATCACCGCGTGCCTGCGCACGCACATCACCGCAACGCTCACCCCCCACGTCTTCGCCTCGTTGCCCGAGGTGTCACAGCAGGCCGTGATCGGCCAACTCGAGGATCCCACCATGAAGCAGCGCTACAACGATCTACTCATCCTCGCGACGGCCGGCAACACCCCGGCGGCCGGCGTGCAGGCCACGGCGGGCGCGCCCGCCGCGCCGGCTGCCCCCGCCACGCCCGCGGCACCTGCCGCCCCGGTCGTCGCCGCCGCACCCGCCGCGCCGGCCGACCCGTTCGCGCAGATCCGCGCCCGCAACACCGACATCCGCGCCCTGGCCGAGCCGCACCTGGCCAACCCGCAGGTGCGCGCGTACGTGGACGGCGTGATCGCCGACGCCAATCCGGCCATCACCGCCGACGTGGTGGGCCGCCAGATCCTGGCGATGCTGGCCACCGGCGCCGCACCGATCGCGGGTACCGCCACGGTCACCGCCGGCGCGGACCAGCGCGACCAGACGCGCGCCGCGATGCTCAATGCCATCCAGGCCCGTGCGGGTACGGCACCGCCCGATGCGCAGAACCCGTACCGCGGCCATTCGCTGAGCGAGATCGCCCGGGACTGCGTGGTGGCAGCCGGCGTCGACGTGCGTGGCCGCGACCGCATGGAGGTCGTGGGCCTGGCCTTCACCCATTCCACCTCTGACTTTCCGGGCCTGCTCGGTGATGCGTCCCGCCGCGCGGTGCTGCAGGGCTTCGAAGAGGTGGATACGTCCCTCGAACAGTTCACCGCTGACGCGAGCGTGCCGGACTTCAAGCCCACCACGCTGGTCGGCCTCGGCAGCTTCAGCAATCTGCTGCAGGTGCCGGCGGGGGGCGAGTACAAGTACGGCACCTTCAGCGAGCAGGGTCAGAAGCTGCAGGTGGTCACCTACGGCCGCCTGTTCTCGATCACCCGCCAGGCGATCATCAACGATGACCTCGGCATCTTCAGCGAAGTGCCGCGCAAGATGGGCCGGGCCGCGCGCCGCACCATCGTGCAGGCCGTGTGGAATCTGGTCACCAGCAACCCGGTGCTGGCCGACGGCAACACGCTGTTCCACGCATCGCGCGGCAACCTGCTCACCGGTGCCGCGATCAGCACCCAGAGCGTCGACGCGATGCGCGTGGCCGCCGCGAAGCAGAAGGACGCGGACGGCAACATCATCCGCATGCCCCTCAACCGTCTGCTCACCCCGGTGGCGCTGGGCGGCCTGGCCCGCACGGTGCGCGCGAGCCAGTACGAGGTGTCGGGCAGCAAGAACCTGACCACGCCGAACATCGTGCAGAACACGTTCGAGGTGATCGACGACGCCCACCTCGACGAGGACAGTGCGGCCGCCTGGTATGGCGTGGTGGATCCCAACTACGCCGCGGCGATCGTCATCGCCTATCTCAACGGCAACAAGCAGCCGTACCTCGAGCAGCACGAGGGTTTCACCGTCGACGGCGTGGCCTGGAAGGTGCGCATCGACGCCCAGCCTGGCATCGGCGAGCCCAAGGGCATCTACAAGAACCCCGGCGCGTGACGGGAAGGGGGTGAGGGCGGGCCACCGGCCACCCTTGCCCTGGTCTCGCAGCACAAGCCTCCATCCCCTCGCATCACCGGAGAATCACCATGAAGAACTTCCACCAGGATGGCCGCGTGCTGGATGTCACGCTCGCGGCCGATGTCGCCAGCGGCGGCATCGTCTCGCAGGGCCGCCTGTTCGGGGTGGCCGTGACCAACGGCAAGACTGGAGACGTCGTCGCCGTGCACGTGGAGGGCGTGGTCCGCCTCCCCAAGCTCGGTACCGCGGTCATCGCCGCCGGCGACCCGCTCACCTGGGACGTCAACCCCGGGCGCGTGATCGTGGCTTCGGCCGCAACTGGCGACGTCGAGAACTTCGGATATGCCGTCGAGGCGGCGGGCAACGGCACCACCGAAGTGCTGGTGCGGCTGTGCCCCGGCATGGGCGTGCCGAAGCCGGCGTAAGGCTACGGGGCCGTCGCCGCCAGGGATGGTTGGGCGGCGACGGATTATCTTCAGAGGTCGGGCAGGGGCGATGAGCGAATCAGCGATGCACGTCGAAGACGCCATGGATTCGAAGCTGGCCAAGACCTTCGTACGGGTCTGCGTGTGGCTGGCGCCGTTCGTCATCGGCGCCTTCGGCTACTTCATCAGCGCGCAGCTCGGCGACATCAAGAAGCTGCAGCACGAGCAGAAGCAGCTGCAGCAGGACCAGGCAACCAAGCACGAACAGGTGGCCAGCGACGTCAAGGTGCTCAAGGCCACGCTGGACAACGGCGTCATCTGGCGAATCACCGAACTCGAACGCCGACTCAACACCGTGGAACAGGCCACGAAGACCCCATGACCGACCAGTTCCGTACCTTCATCGACCGGCTGCTCGCCCACGAGGGCGGCTACTCGGCCGACCGCAACGACCCGGGCAACTGGACCGGCGGCGCCAAGGGCGTCGGCCAGCTCAAGGGCACGAAGTTCGGCATCGCCGCCAACACGTACCCCACGCTCGACATCAAGAACCTGACGCGCGAGCAGGCGATCGAGATCTACCGCCGGGACTTCTGGCTGCGCGCCAGATGCGACCAGCTGCCGCGCGCCGTCGCCTTCCAGCTGCTGGACGGCGCGGTGAACAGCGGGATCGGCCAGGCCGCCCGCTGGCTGCAGCGCGCCGCGAGCGTGGCCGACGACGGGCTGATCGGCCCGATGACGCTGGCCGCCGTCAAGCGCATGGACCCCAACGACCTGGTGCTGCGCTTCAACGCCCAGCGCCTGGACTTCATGACCCGGCTCAAGAACTGGCCACACCACGGCGCGGGCTGGGTGCGCCGCATCGCCGCAAATCTCAACCACGCCGCCACCGACAACTGAGGTCACCTATGAACTGGATCCTGTCGCTTTTCCTCATCACCCTCGCCGTGCTGGCGTGGATCTTCTACGACAAGTTCACCAAGCGCGGCGCAGTGCCGCTGCAGTCCGCGTTCAAGAGCTACACCGCGTGGCTGGCCACCCTGGGCGTGCTGCTGGGCGAGTACCTGGTCGCGCTGTTCCAGTGGGGCGCGCAGCAGGTCGACTTCCTGCAGGCACAGTTCGGCACCTTGCTCGCGGAGCCATCGCTCGGCGCGTTCGTGCAGCTGGCCAGCGGCGTGTTCCTGCTACTGCGGCTGAAAGGGCAGGGCCTGCCCGCATTCAAGCTGCCGTCCTACCCGGACCCCGCGGACCAGGCGGGCGCCTGACGCCATGACCGGCCTGCTCGCCAAGCTGACGGTGACGCCACTGCTGTGGGCCTGCGGCGTGCTGCTGGTGGCCGTCGCCGCGCTTGGCGTGCGGGTGCACATGCTGGGCGCCAGCGTCGACGCCGCCGAATCCGCTACGCAGGCCGCCGCGGCCCGCGCGGACCAGCACGTCGCCGAGCGCGACGCCTGGAAGCAGGCTGCGCGCGCCCTACAGGGCGCGGCCACGAAGTGGGAAACCGCCTTCGCCACCATGCAGACCCTGCTTAAGCAGGCGCAGGGCGAAGCCCGCCGCCTCGACCAGGCGGGCCGCGACGCCATCGCCGCGGCGCACGCGCGCGAGGCAGAAGCCAACCGCGCCCTTGCCGCCTGGACGCAGCGCTACGCCGACCAGGTGCGTGTCGGCGACTGCGCCGCCGCGCTCAACGCCGTGCAGCGGGCCTGCCCGGCGTTTGGAGGCTACTGACCATGCGCCTGCTCACCGCCATCGCCCTCGCCGCCGCCCTGTCCGGCTGCTGCCGCGACCGCCACGACCTCAAGCCCGACCTGCCGGACGCAGGCACCGTCGTCGCGCCCGAGATCGTCGTGGTCGAAAAGCGCGTGTACGTGCCCATCCCGGCCGCCATCACCCGGCCCGAGCCGATCGCAGAGGGGCCCATCGCCCAATGCTTCGAAGTCGCCGCCCAGCGCCGCGCCGCCCTCGAGCGCGCGAACGCAAAGATCGCCCAGTGCGCCGCGGTGCAGGGCACCGAGGTGACCCCGTGACGGGCGCTCACTTCGAGACCTTCGCCGATCGCGCCGGCGCCTGGCGCTGGCGCCTGGTCGCCGCCAACGGCCGCGTCGTCGCCGTGGGCGAGGCGCACACGCGCGAGCGCGACGCCCGCCGGGCAGCGCTCACCGTGGCCAGGCTGGCGCCGGGCGCCAAGGTGGTGCAGGCATGAGCGTCCCCCTCCGCATCGAAGTCGACGCCGACGGCATGCTTGCGCGCCAGTTCACCGAGCTGGAGCGCAGCCAGCTGCCGTTCGCCGCCATGCAGGCCAGCAACGCGGTGGCATTCGAACTGCGCAACACCTGGAAGACGACGGCGCAGCGCGTGTTCGACCGGCCCACGCCGTTCACCACCAACGCCATCCTGTACCGCAAGGCCACGAAGGCGCAGCCCTTCGCCGAGGTCTTCATCCGCGACGAGGCGGCCAAGGGCACGCCGCCGGCCAAGTACCTGCTCCCGCAGGTCGAGGGGGGCAGCCGCCGGCCGAAAGGCATGGAGGCGCTGCTGCGCTCCAGCGGCGGTGGCGGCCAGGCCTGGCTGCCCGCCGGGATGTTCGCGGTGCCGGGCAAGGGCGCAGACTTGGACGGCTACGGCAACGTGCCATCGCGCGTGGTGCGGCAGATCATCTCGCAGCTCGGCGCTGGGCGCGAAGCCGGCTACGTGTCCAACGAGAGCGAAAAGTCGCGCACGCGCCGCAAGCGTCGCGGCGGCTCCGACTATTTCGTCCTGCGCAGAAAGCGCGGCAACCTTCTGCCCGGCATCTACCGCCGCCGCGAGATGGCCGCCGGCGACGCCGCGCGCCGCGCCATCGGTGCGCGCAGCCGTATCGACAGCATCTTCATCTTCGTCCGCAAGCCGGTTTACCGGAAACGCTTCGACATCTTCGGCCTCGCCCAGCGGCAGTGGAACAAGCTCATGCCGTTCTTCTTCAACCGCGAGCTGGCCAAGGCCGTGCAGAGCGCCACGCTGCGGGGGCGCCGATGAGCCAGCGCGCCTTCATGCAGGCTTTCGACGCGGCGGCATTCAGCCTCTTCGCGACAGCCGGCCTCGCCGACGCTGCCGAGTACCTGGCGCCAGATGCCGCCCCCGGCACGCTGCCCGCGCCGTGCACGGTGCTGGTGGACCGCGACGTGGAGGACTTCGGCGACGAGGTCGCGCCCGTCTCCACCTTCCGCACCCGTATCACCTTCCAGCGCCTCGAGGTGACGGCGGAGGAGGGCGGCGTCGTGTCCCTGCTCGACGCGGCTGGCCTGGTGACCGAGGTGTTCACCCTCGCCCAGCGTACGCGCCACGACGAAGGCATCAGCGCCTGGTGGGTGCAGCATGGCTAGCCCGCGCGCCGTCTACTTGGACTGCATCGCCCAGTGCATGCGGCAGATCCGGCAGTCCGGTGGCTACAACACCAATGCGGGCCTGTCGGTGACGCTGGAGCCCACGCCTAAGCTGGCGGAGAGCGACGAGGCGTTCATCGCGGTGGTGTGGTCGCGCCAGGCGCGCGCGACTGAACCGGCGGTGTCGCGCACGTCGCGCGCGACAACCGTCGACATCATCGCGCGCATGCCGTCCACGCTCACCGACGCGCGCGCGCGCCTTGACCTGATCGTCGAGGACATCGAATCGGCGCTCGCGCGGCAGGAAGTGCGCTTCCCGGTCGGCTACCAGTTTCCCCAGTACCAGTCCGCCGAACCGCTGGTGCCGCCCGCAGGCGCGGCGTGGGTCGGCGTGCAGGTCACCGTCACCGGCCACATCCCCATCCACGCCACCACCTGACCCGCCGCCCGGCGCGGCAACACCCGAGGAACCCACGATGGACGATTACAGCTACCTGGGCAGCGGCAAGATCTACATCCGCGAGTTCGGCGCAGCCGCGGCGATGCGCGAGATCGGCAACTGCTCCGCCCTCAGCTTCAGCCCGCAGACCAACACCCTGTCCCTGCCGGACCACACCAAGCCCGGCGGCGGCACCCGCAACCGCGTCGATCGCGTGGGCGATGTGGAGATCAGCCTGACCTTCCACGACTTCGAAGGCGCCAACTTCGCCGACTTCCTGCGCGGCACCGTGGCCGAGGTGACGGCGGGCAGTGTCACCGCCGAGGCGGTCGTGGCCTACAAGGGAGGCTTCACGCCGTTGGCGCGAGCTGCCGCCGCAATCACCGCCGTGGAACCCGCGGGCGGCGGCACCGCGTACGTGGAGGGCACCGACTACATCGTGCAGGACGGCGGGATCTTCATTCCGACCACGTCCACGATTCCGGCGCCCACTGCCGGCGCCGCCAACATCGAAGTGGACTACAGCCATGGCGCGGCGCAGGTGACCCAGGCCTTCGTCGCCTCGGCCAAGCAGTACCAGCTGCTGTTCGCGGGCCTCAACGAGGGGCGCAGCGGCAAGCGCGTGCGCGTGCGGGCGCACAAGGTGAGCGGGGGCGTGCTGCAAGAGCTGGCGCTACTGGGCGAGCAGTACGGTGCCGGCACCGTCACCGGCGCGCTGCTGGCCGACACCACCAAGGGCGCGGGCCTGTCGCAGTACTTCACGATCGAGATCGAGAAGTGATGGAGGGCATGGCCGAAGTCAGGGCGCTCGCGGGCGCCGGCACGGCGGTCGAGTTCCGCGGCGAGCGGCTGGATATCCAGCCGCTCCGCTTCGGCCAGGCGCTGGAGATCATCGCCGCCGCCGCGCCGCTGGTGGAGGGACTGGTGGCCTACGCGTCGCAGTCGGGGCTGAACGACGACATCGTGTTTTTCGCCGGGATGCTGGCCAAGCACGGCGACCAGGTGCCGCGCGTGCTGTCCATCGCGAGCGGCCGGGACGCCGAGTTCATCAAGGGCGGCGACCTGGCCGAGACGCTGGAGCTGTGCGGCACTGTCTACGAGGTGAACCGCGATTTTTTCGACCAGCGCCTCGCCCCGCTGTTCGCAAGGTGGCGGGTGCGCCTGCAGGGGCCGGAAAGAAGCGATGGGGCTGGGCCGACACCGTCCACTTCCTGATCGCGCACGGCCACACCCGCGCGGACGTGTACGACATGACGTTTGCGCAGCTGCGGCTCTACACCCGGGCCGCGGCGCGACTGTACCGCGAGCAGCTGCGCGACCAGGCCATCAACGCCCGCGCCGCGCAGTACGACAAGGATTCCTGGAAGAAGTACCTGAAGGCCTTCGATGAATAGCCGCCCCAACCTCCGCGTCCGCATCTCCGCAGACTTGGCCGACATCCGCCAGGGCCTGGGCATGCTGCGCGGCGAGCTGGCGAAGGTGCAGCAGGGCGCGGCGCGCGTGCGGCCGCCGGATACCAGCGGCTGGAGCAAGGGCCTCGCCGCTGTGCGCAGCCAGCTGCTCGGCATCGTGTCGCTGTACGGCGCCATGCGGGCGGGCGGGGCGTACATCAGGCTCGCGGACGAGGCGGCCAGCCTCTCGGGGCGCCTGCGCCTAGCCACCAAGAGCCAGCAGGAGTTCACCAAGGCCCAGAAGGAGACGTTCCGCATCGCGCAGGACACCTCGGCGGAGTGGGGGTCCATCGTCGCTCTGTATGCGCGGCTGAGTCAGACAACCAGCCTCGCCCAAGAGGACATCCTCGGGCTGACGAAGACCATCAGCCAGTCCTTCGCGGTGTCGGGCGCTGATTCCGTAGAGACGGCGAACGGCATCCGCCAGTTGTCGCAGGCCATTGCTGGCGGCGTGCTTCGGGCGGAAGAGTTCAACACCATTGTGGATACGAACGGGCGCTTGGTTCAGGCGCTCGCCGACGAACTTGGTATCCACTCCGGCCAGGTTCGCCAGTACGTCAACGACGGGAAGGTCAGCAGCGAGATTCTGCTGCGCGCCATTCGTAACAGTGCGCAAGTGATGGGGGAGGAATTCTCTCGTCTGCCGCTCACCGTGGCCAAGGCCACGCAGCAGGTCCGCAACGCGCTGCTCAAGCTCGTAGGCGACACCGACGCCGCCGGTGGGGCCAGCAAGGAGCTGGCGGAGGCGATCGCCGACATGGCCCGCGTGCTGGAATCCGACGACACGAAGCGCGGCTTCGGCGAGATCGTCAACGCGTTGTCCGCCATCGTCGAGTTCAGCACCAAGGCCGCAGCCATGGTGGGCAAGCTGAACCGGGAGGTGAAGGACCTCTCCGGCGTCAGCCTGCCCAAGTGGGCGCAGGCCTCGCTCATGGCGCTGAGCGGCAACATCCCGGGCGCGGTGAATGCCTACGCGTCCGGCCGCAACCCGCCGCCCGACTTCAGCAACGTCATCACCGGCGCGGCTGGCGGCGGCGCTGGTGGCCGTCCGGGCGGTGGCGGTGGCGGTGATCCCGCCAAGGCCATCGCCGCCTCCAACGCGCTGCTGCGCGATTCCGTGCAGCGGGCGCTGGCCGAGCTCGACCAGCTCTATAAGGGCCACGAGATCGGCATGCGCGAGTACTTCGCCTCGCGCCAGCAGCTGCAGGAACAGGCCATCGACCTGCAGATCGATCAGGCGCGCAACGAACTGGCCGTCACCAAGGACTTGGGCAAGCGCCGTGACCTGGAGGAGCAGATCCAGATTCTGCTGCGCGACCGCGCCGACGTGGCAGCGCAGGCCGCACGGGAGGAGCGAGCGGCCAGTGACGAGCTGATCGACAAGCTGGGCGATCTGAAGGCCACGATCGCCGAGCTGGACGGCGACCACGTGCGCGCGGCGCGGATCCGCATCGAAAGCGAGTTCCTCGATCTGTTCAAGCGCCTGCGCGCCGAGAGCGATTCGGCGGGCGAGGCCATGGCGCGCAACCTGGTGGACCGGCTGGTGCGCAAGGCGCAGACGGACGCCATCGCCAGCGCCGCCAGCGGCATCACCTCGCGTCTGTCGTCGGAGGAGACGTCGGTCAGCGCGCAGGTGGATGCCGGCATGCTCGGCTTCGTGGAGGGCGAGGAGCGTCTGCGCGTCGCGCGGCTGGCCGCCATGGAGCAGCTGGCCGAGCAGATACGCCTGCAGCGCCAGGTGATGGCCATGATGGAGCCCGGCAGCCCGGAGCATTCCGCGGCGCTGCAGGGCCTGCACGACCTGGAGGCGGGCTATGCCAACGTCGCCGGCTCCGTCGACGTGTTCCGCAACCAGGTCAAGGATGTCGCCACCGACGCGCTCACCGGTCTCTTCATGGATCTGGTGGAAGGCACCAAATCCGCCGGCGAGGCCCTGCGCGACTTCGTGCGCAACTTCGCGCTGGGCATGGCGCAGATCGCAGCGCGGGCGCTGGCCACCTTCCTGGTGCTGCAGATGCTGGACGCCATCTACCCGGGCCTGGGAAAGACGACCGCGGCCATGATGAGCGCGGGACAGAACCACGCCGGCGGCACCGCCGGTCAGGTGGGCGGCGTGCGCCGCTGGATCCCGGAGGCGATGCTGGGCGTGGCGCCGCGCTACCACAACGGCGGCATCGCCGGCGCCCCGCCGCTGAAGCACAACGAGGTGGTGTCGGTGCTGGAGCGCGGCGAGACCATCCGCACCCAGCAGCAGGAGCGCGCCCTGCAGGGCCAGCTGGATGCGGGCACAGGCAAGGTTCGGGTAGCGCGTCCCATCGTCGCGATTGGCGATCGGGCTGTTGCTGACGCGATGGCGGGCGCCGCCGGCGAAGACATCACCATCACCCACGTGCGCAACAACTGGGATGCCCTGGTCAATGGCGCTCGCTGATCCGGTCCCCTGGACCTTCTTTGCCGGCGGCGAGTACTCGGAGCAGCTGGACTCGCGCACCGACATCCTGCGCGCCGCCACCGGGCCCGAGCAGCGCATCAAGCTGCGGACGGAGCCGCACGTGCAGCTGACGTTCGACGGGCTGGCAGAGGGCGATGAGCGGCGCTGGCTGGAGAACCTGCTCAACGCCAATGGCGACGGCCGCTGGTGGGTGCCGTGGCCGATGGAGGCGCAGGCGTTGGCCGCGCCGCTGGCTTCGGGCGCGTCGGCCATCTCGGTGGACACGCGCTGGCGCCACTTCGCCGCCGGCGGCCAGGCGTTGCTGCTGGGCGCCACGCCGCGCAGCTGGGAGCTGGTGCAGATCGACGCGCTGGACGACGACAGCCTGATCCTGGTGGACCCCACCGCGGCCGCGTGGCCAGCGGGCACGGTGGTGGTGCCGGTGTTCCTGGCGCGGCTGGTGGACATGCTCGAGATCCCGCGATTCACCGGGGAGGCTGGCGCCTACCAGGCCAAGTTCCGCGCCGACGAGGCCATCGCGTGGCCGGCCGACGTCGGCAGCGTGGCCTATCGCGACCAGCCGGTGCTGTCGATCCCGCTGGAATGGTCGGCCGACCCGCTCGACGTGCCCGAGCGCGAGCGCGTGGCCGTCGACAACGGCCTGGCGCTGCCATTCGTGGCTGACCCGGTGGGCCAGCCGCGCAACCGCATCCATGTGAACTGCACCGTGCAAGGGCTGCAGGCCGCCGCCGCGCTGCGATCGCTGCTGTACGCGCTGTCGGGCTGCTGGGGCTCGATCTGGGTGCCCAGCCTGGCGCAGGACTTCCGCGTGGTGACCAACGTGGTCAACGGCGCCACGGCGCTGGACGTGGCGTGGTCTGGCTTCAGCACCGCGCCGCTGGCGCAGAACCGCCGCGACATCCGCATCACGCTCTACAACGGCACCAGCCACTACCGCCGGATCACCGCGGCAACGGCGCTCAGCGGCACGACGGAGCGCCTGACGCTGGACAGCGCCATCGTCGCCGGCTTCGCCGCGGCCGACGTGGCGCAGGTGGCATTCCTGCAGCTGTGCCGGCAGGAAGCCGACGTGAACCTGCTGCGCTGGTGGACGGCCGACGTGGTGCGCACCGCGCTCGAGTTCCGCGGGGAGGCGCGCCATGGGCTTTAGCCTGTTCGAGCTGTCGCGCGTGCTGGGCCGCAAGGTGGGCCTGTACACGTTCGCCCTGGGCCCGCTGGTGGAGCGGTTCAACTCCACCGACCGCGACCTGACCATCGGCGGCGACCTGTACAAGGCGGCGCGCGGCATCAGCCATTCGCCCATCCGCGATACCGCCAGCAGCGGCAAGGCGCAGGTGACCGTCACCATGCCCGTGGTGCTGGACCCGGCCGCGACCGACACGCCGCCCACGCAGGTGCTGCTGGGCTGGTGGCGCCCGTACCCGCCGTCCAGCCGGGTGGCGGTGACGATCGCCAGCACGCACCTGGGCGACCCGGACGAAGAGATCCACGAGGACTGGTCCGGCCGCGTTCTCGCGCCATCCTTCAAGGACCTGGAGATGACGCTCACCTGCGACCCGTCGCGCAGCAACTCGCGCACGGCAGGGCGGGCGAAGCGGATCTCGCGCAACTGCAGCGTGGCGCTGTACAGCCAGGGCTACGGCCAGTGCAACCTTGACCCGGAGCCGATCGCAGTGACCGGGCTGGTGAGCGCGGTGGACGGCAACGACGTCACGCTTTCGTTCCCCTTCGTGGCGCCGCGGCCCGTGATGGGCGGGCCGATAGAGTGGCTCGGGGCCGACGACCACCCCCAGTCGGCGCAGATTGCAGCGGTCGACGGGAACGTGTTCACCCTCGACAACGCCGCCGGACTGGCCGTCGACGACGCTGTCAGGGTGTACACGGATCCGCTGTGGTTCGTGGCCACGCTCAGCGCCGACGCCGCCGGCCTCACGCTCACCGCGCCGGAGTTCGCCGGGTCGCCGTTCGGCCTCGAGGGCGGCTTCATCAAGTGGCAGCGCGGCAACGGGCTGTGGGAAGTGCGCAACATCCTGGCGCACACCGGCAACGCGATCACCGTCGACTACGGCCACCCGGACCTGGTCAGCGGCCGCGAGCTGCGCACGTACTGGGGTTGCCCGCACAACCTCGAGGCCTGCACCGCCCGCGGCAACGCCGTCCACTACCCGGGCTTCATCTACCTGCCCACCGAGGACCCGATGGGGAGGTCGCAGGCATGGGGATGACCCGCATCGCCGCGAAGGCGCACTGGTGCTGGTGGATGGCGCACTACCTGGTGCTGGACAAGCACCGCGAGGCGACGCGCGTCACCGCGTTCTGGGCGGCAACCGTGGTGGCCAGCATCAGCGGCCTGCAGCTGTTGGCCGACTGGCTGGGGCTGCGCCCGCCGGCGGCGCCGGGCGAGCCGGCCGCGGCGTGGTGGGTGCAACTGGTGATGTTCGTGGTGTCGATGCTGATCAGCTGGGCCATGCGGCCGAAGGTGGAGCCGCCGAAACCTACCGAAGGCCAGCAGCCCGTGGTGGAAGACGGTGCCCCACTCGAGCGCATCTACGGCCGCGTGTGGACCGACGACAGCAAGTGGACCGCATGGCTCAACGGCGACCCGGAGCCCATCCGGAAAAAGCAGGGCAAGAAGTGATCGTGACCATTCAGCACCTGCGCACCATCCCGTACTTCCGCGCCCGGGCCGGGTTCTGCCTGCCGAAGTCACGCGCCTGGTTCAAGCGGCACGGCCTGGACTTCGGCGCCTTCCTGCGCGATGGCATCGATGAGCAGCAGCTGCTGGCCACCGGTGATGGCATGGCCGCCGCCCTGGTGAAGTGGGCACACGAAAGCGAGGCGCAGGCCCATGGGTAGCAGCAAGAAGCAGACCGTCAGCTACTGGTACCGGCCGTTCTTCCAGCTGGTACTGCACGAAGGCCCGTTCGACAAGCTGCTGCAGATCCGCGGCGGCGACGTGCCGGCCTGGCAGGGCGAGCTGACCGCCAGCGGCAGCATCACCATCAACGCCGCCAACATCTGGGGGGGCGAAGAGAAGGAGGGCGGCATCGAGGGCACGGTGGACGTCAGCTTCGGCGAGATGGACGCCCAGCCCAACCCGTTCTTCCAGACCGCCATGGGTCCGGACCCCTCCGGCCACAACGGTTACGCGCTGCTGCAGTTCAACAGCGGGCGCTACGGCGCTGGCAACCCCTACCCGAAGCCGATCTCGGTGCTGACCGAGCGGATCTATGAGGGGTGGCTGGATGGGGAGTGCTGGTATCGGGAGACAGCCGCGGTCCCACTGTCCGAACAATCTGCCGGGGTGAACGTCGTGTGGGTGCTCCGCGGTGCGTCCACGTACGTTTCGGGCGTCGCGGACGGCGGAAGTTTTACTGCAGTGGGCGGTGCGGCGCCGAGTGGGTCGTTTGTCGAAACGTGGAATGAGCGCATCGTCTACATTTGGAGTAGCGGCGCTGCAATCTCTGATGACGGCGGCATCACGCGGACTGCGATCGCGGTGCCTTGGTCCGGCGAGCTCTACTACCCACCGCAGAAGACAAGCAGCGGCCGGATATACGTTGCCGTTGGCGATACGAACCTCTATTACACCGATGATGGCGGAGCGACCTGGTCGACGCAGCCGCTAGGCTTCACCGCGATGATGGTCGCTGGCGACGACAACGCGCTCATCGTAGTGCGCAGTGCGGGCCCGGGGGATAGCAGGTACCGGCGGTCGGTGTCCGGCTTCGAGTTCAGCGGTGACATAGCTGTCAGCTGGGAAATCTCCGTACTGGCGTACGGAAATGGAATGTTCATGTTCGCCAGGAACGTGAGAGACAGCTACTACTGGAGTGAGAATGTCGGGCTGACACTTTCCCCGGTTGCTGTCCCCACGACAGGCGGTGGCCTCGAGGCCTACAGTCTGTTTCGTACGTCTGGGGGGGCGTGGCTCGCCATGCACCGGGTCAACCTCAACACGACTGATCGACTCATCGCGCGATCGCCAGACGGTAAGCAGCCGTGGGTATGGCTAACGACCCCAGCGGCCAACAACGATGGCGGGACGCGAGATGGCTTCGCGGAGTTCGGCGGCGTCGTGATCGCGCAGGCGAAGAACAACGTGGGGGAACTTCAGCTGCTGCGTTCAGTTGACGGCGGGGCCACCTGGCAAGCGTTTGACCACGGCATGTCACCCGTGACGGTGTCAGTCGGGTCCATCGCTGCGTTTCAGCTGCACAGGCCGGGCGAGTACGCCATGAACCCCGCGCATGTTGTCTACGACAGCCTCACCTACCTGCAGGGCGAGCCGGTCGCCACGATCGATGATGCCAGCTTTCGTGCCGCTGCAGGCCGCCTATACACCGAGGGGTTCGGCATCTGCACTCGCTACAACCATGATCAGGAGTCCGTGGAGCAGTTCCGCCAGCGCATCCTTGACCTGATTGGCGCTGAATGCTCGCGCTACAACGGCCGGTGGTACATGGACCTGATTCGAGCGCTTTCGCCGGACGAGATCGCTGCGCTGCCGGTTCTCACCGACGACGACATCCTTGACTGGGAGGAGGACCCGACCACCTTGGACGACGTGGTCAACCAGGTGTCCGCGAAGTGGTTCGACCCGAACACGAAACAACAGCGAATCACTCCAGCGGTTCACGCACTCGCGGCCATCAACGCGATGGGCACGATCAACGCCGAGGTGAAGCAGTACCCGGAGATCCCGGACGAGGGCCTCGCTACCCGAATGGTCGCGCGCGATCTACGGAACAAGAACACGCCCAGCCGGCGCATGCGCATCACCACCAACCGGAAGCCGTACAGCTGGCGCAAGGGACGCCCGTTCCGGCTGCAGGCGCCGCGGCGGGGCATTGCTGACATGGTGTGCCTGGTGGGCGAGATCGACCGCGGCACCCTGCAGAGCGGCGCCATCAAGCTGGTAGCGGTGGAGCACGTCTATGCGATGGCTGACACCGCGTACATTGCCGGCCAAGCCCCGGTGCCCCCGCCCTCGCAGGTGCCTGTGCCTATCGAGCACCAGGTCGCCTTCGAAGCGCCGTATGTCGAGCTGGCTGGGCGTATGTCTGCAGCTGATCTCGCAACGATGGACGTCGCCGCGGGATTCGTGCTGGCAGCTGGGGTAAAGCCCACCACTGGACAGGGATACATTCTGCTGACGAGCGCCGCCGGCAGCCCATTCGAGCGGAGGGGCGTGTTCGACTGGTGTCCCAGCGCCTCGGTCGCCGAGGGCGCCGGCCTTGATGAGACGGAGTTCACCCTCGTCGCCGGCACCCACCTTGCCCGTGTTGAGGTCGGATCCGCAGCGCTGTGGGGCAGCGAAGTAGTCCGTGTGGACGCCTTGGACATTGCCAGTGGCACCGCCTCGTTCGGCCGCGGCTGTGCCGACACAGTCGCTGCGCGGCACCCTCCTGGCGAGCGAGTCTACTTCTACGACAGCTGGGCGGCCTCGGACGATGTAGAGCGCGCCAGTGGCGAACAGGTGGACCTGGCGCTGCTCACGCGCACCGGGACGCAGGTGTTGGGCGAGGGTGACGCAGCCGAGATTTCCGTGACGCTGGCCCAGCGTCAGGCGCGGCCGTACCCGCCCGCGGGACTTACGGTCAATGGCGAGTCAGATCCGGAGTCGCTGTGGGGTGCGCTGTCGCTCTCGTGGCGACACCGCGACCGCCTCCTGCAAGCGGATCAGCTCGTCGACCAGACCATCGGATCTGTCGGGCCGGAGCCAGGGACCACGTACACCGTGCGGATCTACGTCGACGACGTGCTCGACGACACGATCGACGCCATCGCCGGGGATAGCGTCCTCGCGACTCCCTCGGCCGACGGCCTGGTGCGCATCGAAGTGGAGAGCGTGCGCGATGGCCTTGCGAGCTGGCAGGCGCAGGTCCGCACGTTCTTGTGGTCCCTGACAGAAGACACAGCCGACCGGCTCACAACGGAGTCGGGCGACGCGATCACGACAGAAAACAGCGACTTTCTGACATTGGAGTAGACATGGCCAACTACAAGATTTCCGAGCTCCCAGAAGCGGATTCGGTGAGCGACCTCGATGAGTTCCCCGTCGTCCAATCGGGCGAGACCAAGCGCGCCACTGCTGCGATGGTGCGTGCGGGCAGCGGGGGCGCGGCATACACCATCGTTTCAGAGGCATCCGCGTTTACTGCTACCCCGGGCACGCATGACGGCTTGTTCCGCTACATGCGCGCAGGCGGAAACGTCACCTTCAACAGTTCGCAGGCGTACACGGCCGGCATGGTGTTCAACATCAGGGCGACAGGGGCGGTCACTCTAGTTGGGACCGGCGTCACCCTCACGGCCCCGGCGGGGGGGACGCTTGGCCTGACCGCTGGCATGTCCGTGCAGGTCGTGATGACAAGCGCCGCGGCTGGGGACGTGATTGGGCAGACGGTCGCCGCATGATTGGATTCTATTCAGCGGGCGCAATGGGTTCTGGGGCTGCGCCATCGCCCCCCGGCCTGTTCAAAGTGGTGCTTTATACTGGCGACGGCAGCTTTGCGCGCATGATTGATGCTGGCATCGATATGTCAGGGGGTGGGATCGTGGAGATCCGCCCGAGGACGGCGAACGACGGCGCCTATATCTTCAGTGATGGTCTAGTCTCGCCGTTGGTCGTCCCGCTTAGCGCGACCACTGCCGCATCTTCAGCAGCAGCCAGCCTCACCTCCTCTGGAATAGACCTTGCTGACGCTACCTACAACGTTAACGGGCGGGCATACGTAGCTTTCTTCTATAAGAAGGCGCCAAGGTTTCTCGACGTGGTGCCGTACACGGGCAACGGCGCGAACAGAACGATCGCTCACGCCCTTGGCGTCGCTCCTGGCTTCTTGATGGTCCGTCGAGCGAATGGCACAGGTTCCATGCAGGCATACCACGTGGCTCTCGGCGCGAACACGCGGCGAGTCATGACCGGCAATCCTGGTTCATCCAACGATCTGTCCGCATGGGCAAACACTGCGCCAACGTCTACGGTGTTCTCGCTAGGCGCATCGACGCTGACGAACCAGAACTCCGCCGCGATGTGGGCTTTCCTATGGGCGGACG